TGCACGGTCTCTTTCCAGCATCATGACTTGGGCCAGCTGAGCATTTTCGCACACGGAAGGAGCTAGCTTTGCGGCTAGACAATAGACCATGTATTCCTTGAAAGGATTGGACCAATAGGTCACAGGCACATCATAAGTGTACTGAATCTGGAGTTTTCCTTGCGAACTGCAATAGATTCTTCGGCCAAAAATCTGGAATGGGACGTCTGGATAGACGCGAACCATGGCCAGAAAGTCAGCAGGCAAGTCATATGCAGTATTGTAATACGCAAAATCAGGGTCAAAGGCCGCAACCTGAGATAACTGCTCAATCTTCATGGAGAATTTCCAGATGTTCTTGGCAAGCTCAGATGGGACTAAAAGGTCATAGAACATCTGGACACTGACCGCGAATTCGCTCGCATCGTCAATAGTCGTAAACGGCGCCTTCCCTAGAAGCACCACGGCATTGGACATTATCTCGATAGGGGTTGTTGGACCGGCCATATTGCCTCCTATAAAAGAAAGTCTGGTAAGAAGCTCTTTAGCTCCTCTGGTGTCTGGGCATTCTCAATTTCTGGTGATGAGGTTACCTGTCTCAACTGGTCCTTCTTGGCAATGGCATCCAGCTGAGCCTTTTCATCACGCTTTGAGAGCGCTTCGTTGTATACAAAGTCTAGAGTTCTCATCAATGGCTCACGCAACTGACGCAACTTATTCTTGTGAACTTCACGAGCCTTTGGCATATCAATTAAAAGTACATCATCTTTGTGAGAGAATGCATCCTGGAAATAGTAATCTGGTATTTCTTCATCTAGCAATTCACGATGACCTTCGTATTTATCCTTCATATCGGCTTCCCATTTCTCTACTTCAGCCGCAGGGTCTACGTCCGGTGAATTGGTTACCATAATTGCCACGCTTCCATCTTTATTTTTAATCAAATGTTTCATGAATTCTCCTTAAGTAATCGTATTGATAACTGAATAGAACAAAGTCATATTCACCAGACCATTTCCGGCTGCATATGCTGCCACTGTATTAGATGCATATATCGCCGTATTAATCATGCCACTTATAGACCCAGATAAATTTAAATTTATCTCTTGTGATTGATTTACTATATTTTGAGTATTAGTTAATAATGACGGAGCATATTGAGCTAAATTTACGCCACCACCATGAATTGTATTTCCATATTGCAAAAGAAATGCTCCATTGCCATCCCCACCGGTATAAACTGGCGCGGTATAAACAAACTCATAAAATACATCATGCAAAACAATAATGGTGTGAGGTCCTTTTGCTGGAATAATAACCACAGGGGTTGCATACATTGCTTTAATATTTGCAGAAGATAGAACTACGGTAGACTTCATATATTCTACGGGTGAATTGATTTGCGTAACTATTGCCATTAATTCTTACCTTTATGATGTAGTTGTTATTACCGAATAAGTTAGTGTTATTTTCGCAGTTGAATTTCCACCAGAATATGGAGCTGTAAAGTTTGAAATATACACACCGGTATTGATAACTCCGGAAGTTGTACCTATTGAAATTCCGCCCATATCCGACCCATTGGTAGCATAGAATTTACTTTCCGACTCTAGGAAAATGTTGTAAAGCATAACTATAGGATGCGCATTCAAATCAGCACTTGTGCTTCCAAACTGAAGTTGTGGAGGGTCTCCATCTGTATATGTGGTAGTGTTAAATATATATTCCATGAAAACATCGTGAATCATAATACAGGTATTGGCCCCTTGAGCTGCTAACAAAAGAATTCCAGCCGTATTCATTGCTTGAATATTTGCAGATGACAAAGTAACCGTCGTTGTAAAGACAGCGTTTGGAACCGTTGCAGTATTTAATTGTGTATTTATTGCCATAATTCCTCTACGCCGTCGTTGTTAAAATTGAGTAAAAAACGGTCACTCTAAATGTCCCATTACCTGCTGTGAAATTATTAATGGTTGTTGAAGCATAGACCCCTTGATTCACATAATCTGTTAACGGGGTAAACGTAGTCAATGGAACTGCAGGGTCTCCAGCAAAATCACTTGCCGAACCATTAGGTGCAATGTTTGAACTGAAAAATGTTAGACCAGCATCCGAGCCAGCACTTCCGTACTGAAATCCAAATCCACTTCCATTTGCATAAGGCGTTCCACCATAGGCATATTCAACAAAAGCATCGTGAACAAATACAACCTTGTGAGCTCCTGGAGCTGGAGCCACCAAAACCGGAGTGGTATACATCGCCAATACTTGAGCGGATGACAAAGTCACCACGCTCTTAAAGACTGGAGGCGGAACCGTAGCACTATTTAATTGATTATTTACGGCCATGGTTCACCTCTATGCTGTTGTTATGCCGCTACTTAATACATATGAAACTGCCCAAGTTGTGTTAGCTGTTATACAAACCACCTGAATTGCGTCAAAGTTAGCCGCCGATGTGACCGTTCCACCACTTGATGTGGCTGTTTGTCCCACCTGGATTGTCTGGCCTGTATTCGCAGTAAGGACCCATCCAGCCGCTCCCTTACCTTGTACAGCTATTACAGACCCCAATGCCGCTGTGGCCGGGAGGGTAATTGTAGTGGCTGATGCATTTCCGACGATATAGCCGGTATTAATTGCTGCCGCTTGGGTTGTGCCTGAGATGTTAGCCCAAGTCATTCCGCCACTTGCTGTCGAGTTAATGGTTATGCTATTTGAAGCATTGGTAATCGTAATATTAGTTCCTGCCGTTAAAGTGGCTGCTGCTGGACTTCCAGCCGTGCTACCCACAACAAGTTGTCCATCAGTTAAAGCCACCCATCCTGGAACACCAGATGAATTTGTGGCAAAAGCTGCTCTAGCCGTGGTTGATAACCCTGATACTGAAGTGCTGGTGCTAGCGTAATAAGCAATTTGATTTGCTGTTCCACTATTTACCGTCCCGCTTCCTGTTGGAACCGCTCCGCCATCTACTAACAATCCTGTATTGTTTCCAAACACAGCTAAATGACCGGCTGTTGGAGCTAAAGCACCATCATAAGCGGCAAGATTGACCTCTGTATTGGTAATAGGGTTAGGTAAAATATAAGTTATATTTGCCTCTATTGATGGATTGTTATACAGAGTCGAGCTAAAGTTTCCATTACTCGCATCTAGTGCATACATAGAAAAATACCCGGAACTCACTGACGTTGGATAAGCCGTAAAGCTACCCTGGAATCCACCGCCTGGAGCACCAGAACGTATCGAGCCTTCGGCCGTAATGATAGCCCCAGCTGTTACGCTTCCATCGGCTATAACGTTAGCCGTTAAAAGTATGCTTCCATCTGTTGTTACGTCTCCAGGACCTGAAGATATGGTTCCGATTGTGTCCGTGAACCGGGCCATTGCACCTGAGACTGTTGGAAGCACTACGCCTGCTCCGCCTCCGCCACCTAGGTCTGCGATGCTTTGGGCAGTCACACTTTTAGGATTGCTGGAATCACTGACGTCCAAAACTAAAAGTAAGTCGCCTGAGGCTGCAGTGACATTAGTCAAAGTAGATAGAGCAACTTCATTTGGTAAATCTGGATGAGGCGTCTGAACGATATACGTGGCTGAGCTTGGCGCTCCGCCTGATGATGGTACATAAGTTGTAGTGGTCGCAGTTGCGCCATTTACCGATGTAACCCTCAATTGCTCTACGCCATCCGAGGCTGAAACATAAATCAAATCGTTTAGACCAATTCTAAACTTAACATCATCAAAGTAACCAGATGCGCTTACAGTAGCTAAAGAATCTGTCGAACTTCCGTAAGACCAAAGTTTTGGTCCCTCGCTTGCGCCCGAGCTTATATTGCCGAAACTGTTAATATCAAACATGTTCTTTCTCCTTAAAAGTGCCCAGGTCATGAGTCCCAGGCACAACCTTTACACAGTAGTTACAACAGTTTCATATGTGACATGCACATGTACGACGCTGTTTCCGGCCGCAAACGTAGTTGGGGTACTTAAATAAATACCTTTATTCACGGTTGCTGAGCTTAGCGAAGTAGCCGAAGCGCCTGCCGCACCTATGGTTGAGTCAGCGGCAAAGCCATTGAACACCGTATTTGCGATAGTTGCTGAAGCCAAAGTGCCTGCGCCCGCTGCCACGGCGTCGTACTCCAGAGCCACTACCCCACCGCCTGTATATTGAACTGAGTTAAAATCAAACTCATACCGTACATCCATTACTCGAATCAATTGATTAGCGCCAGGAGCTGCGATAATAAGCTTTGGCGTTGCTGCCATTGCTATGAACTCAGCCGCACTGACAGTAACGGATGTTGTACGTGGAACATAATTGGCTAATTTAGCCGCAGTCACCGCGTTGTTGGCGATATCTGCAGTGTTTACTAGCCCGCTGACCACGAAACCACCCGTAACTACTGGCTTGACGTAAATTTCTGATGTAACCACACGTTGCTGAACCCCATCTGAGGCAACGATATAAAGCAAGTCGCCCTGGTTTAGAGTTAAGAACAATTCATCAAAATACCCATCAGCACCAATGGTAGCCACGCTGTCTGTACTGCTGTTATAAGTCCACAGTTTAGGGGCAGAAGCTGCCCCCGAACTGGTTCCCTGGAAATGTGCAAAAATAAAAGCCATGTTTATTCTCCTTAAACAGTTGTTGTTACGGTTGAATAAGTTACATGTACGTTTACAGTTGGGTTTCCAGTTGTGAAAGCGCCACTTAAGTTAGAAAGGTATAAGCCCTTGTTCACTGTCGTTGTGCTCGCTGAACTTGCTAATGCGCCTGCTGCTCCAATTGTGCTATCTGCTACATAACCATTAAAAGTTGCGGCAGCGGTTGCAGCACTAGCTAAAGTACCTGCACCATTAGCCGTACTGTCGTACTGCACCGCGACCGCACCACCCGCAGCCGTAGCTGTGGTTACAAAGTTATATTCATATGTCACATCGTGAACCACATGAAGCGTATTTGCTCCGCCTGCAGCAACTAAAAGTTTCGGAGTTGCATACATACCTAGAAACTCAGCTGCGCTCATTGCAACTGTCACCGTTCTTGGAATAGAAACGGCTAGCTTTGCAGCGGTTACAGCATTGTTAGCAATATCAGATGTATTGATAGTTCCGGTGTAAGCATAAGCAATCGTGGTGACTGGAGTCGCACCTGTTACAGAGTTCACCGTTCTTTGGCTTGCAGCACCTGAAGAGTCGATAATATAAATAATATCGCCTGTTCTAAGTGCGCCAGTGACTTCATTAAAGTATCCAGAGTCATCGATTGTAGTAATCAAATCATCTGCACTTTGGTAGGTCCACTGCTTTGGAGCGTCGGCTTTACCGGCGCTCGTGTTATTAAAGTGTTCTAAATC